AAGACACTACTGGAGTGTATACCTTGTGGTATACTTTGATAACTTGGTTTTCGCACATCAAGTATAAGTCCTTCCGAGACTTAAAGTAAAGCCCCCGTAACAGGGGGTTTTCTTTTTCTACCGATCCATCTCACAAAATTCGTCTAGGGTAATGTCAGCCATTTGGCATATTCTCTGCAAAGTGTGCAGTTTCATGTTTTCCTGGCTTCTCCATCGCAGTACTTGTTGCGGGTGGCATTCCATATTCTTAGCCAGATCGACACTACTGATACCAAACCTAGCCTGTAGAATCTTTAAGCATTTACCTGCATTGGTCATTTCTATCAATCCTGTGTTATTATCGAGGGGTGAGGCATTGCTTCACCTCCTATGGTTTGCCCCCCGAAAGGGGGGCTTTTTTACGCTAAAACGGAATGTCAGACTCTAGCTCTGCCATAGTCATATTATCCGGCTTTGGCGCTTGTGCCGGAGCAGCCTGGGCATCTTTGGCCGTATACGCGGTAGACATAAACTTAACGCCATTCTGCGACGTTTTAAGCCATACGCTTACCCAGTAATCAATGCCGCCTACTCGCGCAGAGCCTTTGTAGTCAGGCTGGTTCTCTTGCTCTTTGCGGTCATTCTTAAAGATAGCGCCACTGTTGTCGCGTGTTTCATACTCACTCATTGCTTCTTCTCCACTTGGGTTTTAATTGCAGTTGCAGCCGCCTTAACTTCAACGGCCATTTTCTCTATAAACTCATCGTCCCGGTCAACTCTGACTAGAACGTGAGGCATTTTGGGATGGTAGGTAAACAAATCCCACCATTCCCTATTGGTAAGCCACATACACCCTTGTATCTGACACCAATATTTCTTTACAGCTAAGGTAGGGTCTCGCCAGTAAGATGCCTGCGTTTTCGCGGCAGGGCATTTGATCTCTAAGCCACCCACGGATTGGCCGTTCTCTGTTACCAGGCCGTCAGGTGAGCAGCCATAGCTGAATGTATTGTCTACAATAAAGCCGCATTCTAGCACCTCATTGTCGGTAATGAACTCGTAGGATTCTCTAGCCTCTGGCTCCAGCGCAGTGCCACGCTCTGTGTGAGAGTTGCTGAAATGCTCTGTCTCCCCGGTAATAACCTCGGCCACCAGCTCATCGATGTAGCCTTGAGCAGAAGAAGAAGGCTTACCAGTCATGGTAATTAACTTAGAGAACATACTAGCTGATGGCTTACCTCTACGGGCCGCAAGCCATTCTTCCGTTCCCTGCTCGTGATCGAGGATAATCACTTCTTGGCCTCAAGGGCGGCTACGGCTCTGTCGTAGTGCATAGCTGATATGTGGTCAACAGAACTTACTTTAAGCCACTTACAGAACTTCTCGTTATCAGTACCAGTCTCATCAAGTAATTTCTTGATAGATATAATCTGATCGTCGGTGATTAGCTTCTTATCATCACCCCTGACCATAGCTGATTCCGCATCGTCATCTACACTCGGAAGGCCGAAGATAGATGTCAGGGAGTACCTACGAATGTATGAGAGAAATGACCCTAAAGCCTGGCTGTCCTTCTTAGCCAGGGGAAAGACTATATCGTTCTCAAGCCACTGCCCAGATACATGCATGAGTCGCGTACAAATGCCTACAGAATCCCCGTCATTGATTGGGAACTGCACATAGCTTAAACCATGATTTGAGAGAGGTTGTTTAATGGCCTTAATTACGGAAGTTAGATCGGCGTAGCTGGACTTAAAGAAAGGATTAGATGAGTCTTTTACTGCGCCGCCCATCTCTGATTGAGCGCACCAAAGTGCGTTTGACAATGCGTCGATATTCACTGATTGTTTCATTATATTCTCCTATGTTGGAGAATAAAGTATACAGCATCGACATGTTAAGTAAACGTATTTGTTTGTATTAGTAAGACCAGATAGCCGGGAAAGGGAATCCATCTTTCTCTGTGCAGCCGTCTAGGTGTATAAAGCGACCAGAGCCTTTCTGCTGTATACCGATACGCGATATACCGTGCTTTTGTGCCACTCTAATGACTTCTAAGGCACTTTCTCCTGAACAGGCAATATCTACTGCCTTTCCTGATGAATGCGCCCCAGGCTTAGATTTACGAGCTTCTATGGGATGCTTAGGACATCTGTAAGCAGAGGATAGCGTAAACGGAAATCCGCACTCTTCACGGATAGCATTTAGGGTAGCCAGGAAGGTCAGGTCAAACTCGATAGCCTCGCACCCACATTTGCATGTTAGCTCTTTAGCTGTGAAATACTCAGCCATGATTATTTGCCCTCTATGCTCTTAGTCTTCTCAAATGTACGCATTCCTCCTAATCCAAGCATACCCATCAGAATAGGCATAAGTGTGCCACCATCTGCTTGAGGTATATCAATGCCGAACCCAGCAGCAAGAGGCGACACTAGGTAATTGACTCCCAGAGCCAAGACTGCGATCCAGCCTGTTGCCGGTCTCCATCCCGACTGGAACCAGTTTCCTTTGGCTTCTTGAGTGTTGAGCTTAACCTGTGCCAGTGCAAGTTCCTGTGCATGTTTATCCGAGAGGGTGCTGATTTCGTGCGCGAGTTGAGCTTTTTGATCTTTGTCCTCGATAAATTTATCCAGCAGCCCAGTGACAGGGCCAATAAGTGAAGTAACGATGCTCATATCAAGCCCTTCTCAATCAGAAATAAACCTATAATCAGAGGATACATACCCCACAGCATCATTTCGCTTTTCTTGAATCTTTGGGAGCCTTCATCCAGTCGCTTTTCGATATTCGCGTATCGGATAGCGCATTCCTTCTCATGGCCTTCTAATCTTATCAGGGCTTCTTTGACAGTGGCCATTAGGAATCCTTAATCTGTACCGCTTCAATAAATAGGGAAACTTCGTTATCTGAGGCGCTGCTCTTTGCCTCAAAGTGGAAGTCTGTTTTTTCGGCTATCTTAAATGGCACTTGGCGATCAAAACTTATGCTCTGAGAGAATGTTGACTCAGCCACTTTTAAGGTTCTGCCATTAGATGATTTAAGAACATTTCTGATGTACAGAAACTTCTGCCCATTGACCGTACCAGAGGTGCAGTCTATTCTGACCAGGTAAATGCTATGCCCGGCAGGCACGGTATAGACACTAGATTGAGTAGTACCTATATCGGCACCGATAAATGCGTAGGTGTTGCCGCCATTGCTTATAGTAATGTCGCCAATGTTAAGGCTGGTTAAGACTATAGCTTTATTTATTCTTAGGAATGCGGAAGTGGTAGTGACTGGAGAGGTGCCGGTAAGAGTGACAGTTTCTGTAATCTCGTCGTAATTAGCATCTAAGCCACTTATAAGTACATCCAGGGTATCAGACCCAGATGTACTTACAACGCTCATAGTCACCGCAGAGCTGGGGTAGACGTAGTTACCACCGTCATCCCAGACTGTTTCATACGATGTGCCTACAGTTCGATTAAAGCCAAATATGTTAAGTGTAGATGAACCAATATACCTATCACGAGCAATGTCGAGATAGATGTTTGGCGTAGACATATTTTGACCCAGAAACTGACTCATGATTATTCCTCGATGACCTCTTCAGCCAGGCTGCCAGTCAGCATAGCGACAAATGCATCTTTGCCAACGGTAAGCTGGTCAAGGTTAAATTGTGTGGATTTGATTTTACGGTCAAGATCAGCGCAATGATTTACCATCGCTTGCTGCTGCTCGGTTAGGTCTTCGTATTGGTATTCAACGTCATTGATCGTAATGGGGGTGGTTTTTTTCTCGCCCATGTTAATCTCCTTTCAGGTTAGTTTGGCTTTATTGCCAGTGAACAGTCATTCTATTAAATTAATCCGCTGGTTACTAGATAGTAACTGCCAGCAAAGAATGCCAGCACAAAAATAGTGGCCCCAATGTTCTTTACCGCATCACCTATCTGGCGCTGCTTCTTTAGCTTTGCCAGCCTAGCCTTCTCCAGCTTGTGCTTGTGATCCAGCATAGACTTGTTCTGGATCATCAACATATCTCGCCAGACCTGCTTAGGAGTTATCTTCTTTAGCTCCTTCTCCTGCTCTCGTATGGCGTTCTTAGCCCATGCAAGCTCCAGAGCCTCTTCCTGTGTCAGTACATGATCGCCTGCCTTAGTGGCCTCTTCAATGCTCTCTACAGCTACCTTGCTGTCAGTGAGGCTAGTGAACAATCCCGACAGACCTGACAAGTGATCCCCAGACTCTTTAACGGTAGCAATGCCATCGTTGAGAGCCTTGAGGATACCTACAACTGCTGAGATTTCCGCAATCATTTACTTCTCCGCTATTGGAGCCACAGTTACAAAGCGCAGCACAGTTACACAAGATGCAATGATACAGCCAACAACAGCTTGCCCTGCTGGTGATACAGGCAAGAAGCCTACATAGCCTTGCAGTATGCTGAGGATGGCTAGAGCAATTGAGAACTGTACAGTCTTAGACTTGAGGGCTTTGAATATAATGTCCATTACCAAGGGGTTCCTGTAGCTACAGCAGGAGCCTTAGACTCTGCAATCTGTGCAGCGATAGAATCTTCCAGAGCTGTCACTGCTTCCTCGCCCATGCTGTCCTTCACCCAACCAATAGCCTGAGTTTCGGTAATGTCTGAATAGGCTGTGTAACCGTCAGCAGAGCTGTCAGGAGTAAAGCCACAAGTGCCATAGCTGCTGCCTGTGCGAGTGTCTTCGCCCACTACTTCGCTGTCTGATGCGCGCCAGTGTGCAACAATAACACCGTCATCTGATGAGTTACGTTCTAGTGTTGAGATTGTCCAAGTTACTGCCATGATTTTATTCCTCTAGTTGTTTTCAAGTTCTGTTACGCGAGCTTCTAATGTTTCAATGCGGGTCTGTGCTTCCTGAAGTGCCTTGATA